TTAATCAAGCCATGCCCCATAACTATCCAGTTGAGCGTTGCAAGTAACCTCAACTGAAAAATACCCTGCCGGTGCTGTTGGGAACTCGAGAAGTAAAAACATAATCGCGTCCCTGTTGGCGTTTGGAGGGATCGCTCCGTCGGTGATGGTTCCTGCTGCATTATTGGGGTCTTGCCATGCAAGCTTGGCGCTTGACGGAGTCAGGCAATTTGCTGCTGATTTGAACATGCTACCAATAGCAAGTGTTGCACCGGCGTCCTGGTAAGCGATCATCTTATGCACGCCGTTATAGGTGGCTCCTCCAGCAGAGGCAACAGTTTTTGTGACTATTTCTATAGTCAGAGAGTCAAAGAAAGAAGACCACGGCTGAGATGCTCTGTACAAAGACTTTGGCAAGGGAAAATACACTTTAGCTGGCATGACTGTAGTTGCTGGAAGCGCTGTATCCGGGTTTGCTCGACCAGTAACCGGGTTTTTGTATGTGTATATTTCTTTCTTAGCTGGCACAACACCAGAGTTTGTTTGCGACACGTCCTCAGGGCTTTCAGGCTCAACAATAAAGTAGTTAACAAAGCCCTGGATCGAGGTTGGATTGTAAATAGCGACCGTTTTCCACCCTCTTCCCACGAGCGTTCCTAGCCACGTTTTTTTACCTTGCTGACTCGCTCTTGATGAGGGGGAGTATGGCTTAGTTTCAACAATGCTTTTTCTCAGGAACTTAGGCTGTACTTTATTTGAAGCCTCATAGCCATCGACGGTGGTTGCTGGGTCTGAGCAGATAACAGTTGCGCCAGATGGGATATTTCCCACGATAAAAACATTTGCAGCTTCAGCATCCAGGAAAAAAGAGAATGAGTGAATAGCATTCAGATTTGCGTTCATACTGCCTGTCTGTCCATTCCAGACATATGCAAAATCATTGTTCCCGAGTGAAACGTTTTTACCAAACCAGCCAATACCTTCCGTTGACCTCCCAGGTTGCTGGGCTGTGTATGTGCAGATATTCCTAATCTGTTCTCTTACCCATCCACCAGACAGAATGAAGGAACAAACGGCATCACCATATTTTGCATATCCAGCCTTGTTAAAGTGAATGTCATCACTATAAACAGACTTGTAATCGCAGTATTGATGCACTCCTTCACTTTCAAATATAGGACAGTCGTAAGCTTTTGCAATACTTCTTGCATGCTGAGCAAATCGCGCCCCAGCGTTATTTAAATTACCAAATCTTACCGCTGTAGTTGTATGAATTACCACACCGCAACCCCAGGAAATATATTTCCTGATCTGTTTTTCAATATAGTTTCCGTATTCAACCAAATCGTTACCTGAGTCATTGAGCCCATACATAATGTGCGCAACATGACAGTTAGGATTCGTTGTCCATCGGTTATATCCTGCAACTACAGTATCACCACTGTATCCTCTGTTAACAACATTTACGGTTGCATTAGTGAAGTAATTTAATTTTGATGCCAGGCGTGACGGATAAGTTGTAGGCGCATGAGTTGCCCAGTCGCCATTGTCAGCCGGAACTTTATCAGAAGATGTTGTGTCGTAGCCCGCCGTGACACTATCGCCGACACAAACGATCGAAAGAGTCTCTCCCTTCCTTAACTTTTCATTTGCATACCCCAGCAGACGCCTGTTTTTAATCGCGTATGCTGATACTGAAATGTTATCTAATGCGGCATCAATCGTAAGATCGCCAGTTGCTGAAATAATCTTTTGCGTTAAAGTGGCAGAAACATCAACAGCCTGCCATTTACCTGGTCCGATTCCTCCAGATGATGACGGAGTGGAGCCGGAAGGTACGGTTTTAGGTAGGGTCGCCAGATCATCCCAGCGATACCAAATTAATGATGTAGTATCCTGCAGCAAATCTCCTGCAGCAGACACTGTCCCGCCCCCCTGGAATGTACCTTTCAGATTCCAGCCAAGATTATAGATCTGCTGCAACACAAGTTGCTTGAGCCCTTCAATCGTGTAGTGCTGGACTCCGAAGCGATCAACATACCACTGAGAAAATGACGTAACGAACTCGTCAATTTTCCCGGCGTTGAACTTAAGGTCGAGGGGGGATTCACTTGGGACAGGCAGGTTTGTAGGTTGTGTACTCATAAAATCGATTCTCCAGGAATTCTCTCTAATTCTGCCTCAGCCTTTATTCTTGCTGCCGCTGCGTCATTAATGTTTTGGAAGAGACCAAGATGAATATTCCTGCCATTAACAAATATCCTTGCTCTCCATTTGCATTGTTGTTTGCACCAGTAAACACCAGGAACCCCAGAGGTATTGGTGCTAATGTTGCATGCATTTTGTCTTCTGGTAGCAAGCCTTAAATTCTCTAGTCTGTTATCTAATTTAATTCTGTTAATGTGGTCGATTTCCATATTCTGAGGGATTGGGCCGTTATGCATCTCCCAAATAATTCTGTGAACAGGTCGTAAAACTCCATATGCTTTGACTATTAAATATCCTCGGTGATGAAGATATCCAGCCTTGCTTCCTTTCTTTGCGCGTCCCTGCCTTTGTATCTTCCAGAACAAATTGCCATTTTCGTAATTAAATAATTCATTCCAGTTCATATTGATTCCATAAAAAAACCCGGCACTGTGGCCGGGTTCGGTTGGTCGGGGGACGGTTCTTATTGGTAGATGGCGTCGCTGTATTCCGCGACAGTCAGAGATACCGTGTTATCTGTGTTCGGTTTGATGCTGTTGACCGTCCATAGCTGACTGTCCAGTTCCTCCACTGTCGCAATGAGGTAGCGCGACGGGAGCTGTACAGTGTCTCCGTTCCATATGTTGAGCTGAATGTCGGGTATTGCCGCGGTGAAGCCGTACTTCGTGTCACCGCGGGCCGTCGCCGGATAGCGCAGCGTCGGATTACCCAGGCTGTCGGTCACCAGCACGTACATATCCCCGGAAAAGGTGATCGGTTCGCTGGTATCGAAGTTATCGCCGGCGCGGCCGGTGATGTAACCCTGCTGCTGGTTGCTGTCGTAGATATCAGGCATCTGAATGACGCTGCCGACCTGGATAATACCGTCTTCAAACACTTTGGCGTTCATCTTCACCCGGGAGTAGATAAGGCGCTTCGTTTCGCGCAGCGCGCGTTCGCGCGCCTGATACTCGTTACGGAAGCCGACAATTTCGATCTTGTTCGGGTTCTCCGCTTCCTGCTCGACGATAACGCCGTTCAGAACACGGTAGTTGATGTACGTCTTGTTGTTCGTGGTCGGGTGAACGTAGGACACCTGCACGCCGTCGTAACCGCCTGGAAGAGTAGCCTCGTACGTCATTTTGTACTCATCCGTCTTCATGTTTGCCCGGTTGAATACGGCCGCCGGATAATCAACTTTTTGGTCGCGAGTAAACGTCAGCACGCCGTCATCCCAGTACGCCACCACCGACGCCGCATTGCAGATCGCCTGCACACGGTCGCCTAGCGAGTCGTTCTCGTCATCAAACGTGTAGTCGAAGTAACCCAGCCGTTCATCAGGCAGGCTCTCGGCGATTGAGTACAACCCGTACAGGTCGATGCTGCTGACCGACTGCTCGCCCATAATCAGCCAGGTGTGCGCCACAGCATCAGCGAACGAGCGAGACGGTCGCAGCGTGTAATCAACCGTCTGCGTGTCCAGGTCGTACGTGATGGTGTGCCGCGTCACCAGGGCGTTGTATTTGCGGTCCCGGCTGCCCAGCGCGTTCTCTGTAGCCCTCACCTTCACGCGCACCAGCGTATCAGTTGGATGGACAACGTTTGTTCGGACGTTTACGGCGTGGATTTCCTCAAGTTTGAGTATCGACGCATCACCAGAGTTATCGGTGCGCTGCAGGTTAATGGCGTACTTCCCGAAGCCGCCAGTCGGCACTATCTTGTCGGTCCGGTAGAATGTCTCGCTATCCTGCTTGTGCCAGGTTGTCTGCTTGAACACCAGCGTCTGCTGAGTGCCAGGAATCATGTTGTAGTCGTCATCAATTTTCCACAGCACCACCTTCCAGTTGGTCTGCTTCTTCGGACCCAGGCTACTTTGGGTATGGATCCACAACTGCGTTGATTCAACCGGCGAAAAGAATGGCCCTACGACCAGCGCCTCGTTGTCGTTCAGCACGAACTTCGTCGTGTTGATCGTTGCGGTAGCGGGAATATCGGGCGGGCCATCCAGGTCGCCCATGGTGAAGGTGTACCAGCGTACTGAGTTTATCACCGCGCCGTCGTTTGTCTCGACAGCTGAAACAAGCGTGCCGGAGAACGTGGCGTCAGTAGTTACCGAACCAGAGGCAGTCGCGTAAGTGACGTTTATGTCGAACGTGACGGCATGCGGCAATACCAGGCCCATGAAATAGTCAAATTCCGCCTGTTTAACTATTTTCACCGCTATCTGACCACCGGCATACGTGCCGCTGACCACTGTGTTGGCTGTCGCGGTTTCAACAGGGAACGATTCGCCCTGGTTCGCGCCCGGGACTTCCTGCCCGTCGACGTCATCGAAGCTGTAGCCCTCGTTAATAGTCGGGATGACCTCGCCCGGCTGAATGAACTGGTATTCAGCTCCCGCCATACTCCCCAGGCTCGATTCTGAGTAGCGCACAGACTCGTAATCGTACTTGCCGATCCCAATACACATCCATTCCGTCACGTACTTCTTACCACCATCTCGCGCGCCAGTGCTGATGTACTCAAATAGCGATTCCTGAATCAGGTCCGGGAAAGAACGCACCTGCCCGTATATGTCCGGCTTGGCTTTATAGACGCGCGCGGTATTTGTCTGACCGGTCAGGCTATTGTTTGGCGAGTCAACGGTGTTACCACCAGTATTTGCGATTGCCGGCTTAGGCGCCAGGAAGGAAAATACGGACCCGACAACTTTGAATATCGGGCTGAGGATATCGCCGACAATGCCCTTTGGCTGGTCGAAAATCTGGATGTTGTCCAGCTCGCTAAGCTCAAACGCCAGCTCATCATCTTCGCCCAGCTTTACGCCGTTGCGGACGATCAACAGATCGCGGTGAAAGTTAGCGTCATTGGCCGCCAGCCAGTCATAAAAAAGGGTGCCGTTTGGCACCCTGCAACGCAGCTTAGGCGTTCCTGGAAAGTTCGATATCTCAACCAGCGCCATATTCGAAAAACTCCACTTTAGTGAATGCCCGCTGAATGACCAGCAATGAATCCATGCGTACGCTTCCATTCTCGCCGCGCGAGTGCAGCGCCTGACGGTTCAGTACCAGGCCAACGTGTGCCGGTTGCGCGCCGCGGTACCCGACGAATATTCCGCCCTCAACTGGCTTGTCGACCGGGCGCCAGAAAACGACATCACCCTGATAGCAGGTGAAGAAGTCCTCACCGGCTTCGTAGTCCGGGGTCTGGTGCAGTTCAATGCTGAGAACGTGCCGGTAATACAGCACGCACAAGCCCCAGCAGTCGACCCTATCGAACGAGCAGGCCCGGTTAGCCCACGGCACGCCGATCACCTTCCGAACAAAATCAGAGGTACTGCAGGCCGGTATATTCCGTTGGGTCATAGAGCCTTCCGATGTTGTTGTTCAGCGGATTGGTGACGGACAGAGTGACCGACGCGGAGTCGGCGTCGATATCCACAGTCTTGACGTATAGTTGCCACGACTTTATCGGCACGGAAACGTCACCGCTGTCGAAGACCTGCCTGGTGGCCGTGATGGCCGTCAGCCTGGCCGCCCCTTTCCACTGCTTCATCAGCGATTTGATATCCGACGACAGCCGCCCTAATTTCACCGTCGCGTCGATCACCGGCGTTCCGCTCTGCTGGCTCTCTTCGATTTCAAAGCGCGCTGGCGTGTACGTCTGGCTGGCGAGCGTTTTAGGGAAGAACTGCTTATCGACCAGGCGCACATAGCCAAAGGATGGATGGTAGAACGTAATGGTGTCGTACAGCCCGCGCGTTGGCCGCTGCTGCTTATACTCCCTGAAGCTCGGCATTACGGCACCCTCGGCAATGATTCCGGATCGCGACCGTCCGGATAACCAGTGACAACGATATCCAGCCACGAATCCCAAGGCGGCGGCAGTTCAACAATAACGTCATCAAACTCGTCATCGGCGTTGTAGAGGTGGTTCGCAATAACGGTCCCAGTCCACGTCACCACCCCGCCGTCGATACTGGTTTGCACCGGCATCTGCGTGAAGTGAAGCTCCTGCAGCTGCAGGCCACTGCCGCCAAGGTTGATATTCATACGGAACCAGTTAAGGCCGCGGTTGAGATAGTTCGGGCTGCGCAGCCACTGCTGGAAAGCGCGCTCCTGCGCCAGGGTGAATATCCATGTCAGCGACCAGGTCACTTTCAGGTCGTCGGTTTGATTCTCGAAAATAGCCGGGCCGACCGCTGGCTGATCGGTCTGGAAACCGGTATCGAGCGTCATGTTTTTGCTGGCCTTCTGCGCCAGCGGCAGCCAGTCGGGATAGTCGATAATTGGCATCAGCCCTGCCCCCTTGGCGTGCGCTTAACGTTCAAATTGCTGGTGATCGCCTGACTTGCTGGTCCACCATTATTCATGTCAGCGATAAATGCATCGATGGTCCAGGTGCCGTCACTGCCCTGCGTTGCCTGAGCATCGACCGACGCTGAAGAGTAATTGTTGATATTCAAAATCACCCCGCCACCGCCTCCGGCAGTCATTTCCTTATTGCTGATCACCTTGCCGTTGTCGCCCGGTATCATGTACTGCTTACCTGTACTGGCCTGGTAAATCTCCGGCATTCCGCCTTCGCCGACCTGATACATCCCGCCAGCCGAAACAGGACCGCCGTTCTTGCGCTTTCCTGTCAGTGCGAGGATGCCGGCCATCGCGCCAAGGCCAATTGCTACTGCACCACCGAATGAAGCTACGGATGACATGATAGCCGCCGGCGTCCATGCTGCAGTTGTGGCCGCCGCCGCCGCGGTAGACGTAGCCGTCGTTGTGGCAATACCCGCCGCCTGTGCCGTGGTGGATGCTGCAACCGCAGCAGTAGTGGCCGTTTGCCCCATGATGGCCGACTTCACCCACTCAACGCCCATCTGCACGAAGGTGTTGATAAGGCTGTTAAGGACGGTATTGCCGATCGAGCGCAGAGCATCAGAAGCTGACATGCTCCCGGTGATGATGCCGGTTAAGGCATTGGACGCATTACCAGCCAGTGCGTCAAATGACGCCGCCAGTGCTTCATTACCTGCGCTCTGATTACGGAAGATCTCCCATTGCGCCGCTATGCGCGCCTGCTCGTACTCTCTGTCAGCAGTAGCGCGCAGCATAAGAGCGTTCTGGTGAGTAATGATCCCCTGCTGCTCGTATGCCTGAATAAGCGCGAGTTTACGGGCATTTTCATTCGCCAGTTGCTGCACTGGGTCCACGCCGCCAGCAGCTTCCTGCTGCGGGCTGACGGCCTGATCGGCACGGATTTTCGCAAGGTTGGCCTGGTGGGTTGCTTCCAGTCTCTCTGATGTCTGATTGAACTGCTCCTGACTGATTTTCTTCGCAGCAAGAGCGGTATTCAGATCATCAACATCCTGCTTATAGCTGGCGTTTTCGCGCGCTTCTGGCAGGAGCTTCTCGGCTGCCGCCTGCGCCTTAATGGCGTTGGCCGTGTCCCATTTTTTGGCCGCATACTGACCGGCAAGTGCTATCTGCTCTTTAGTAGCACCTTTCCCGAGCGACTGCTGCGCATTCAGAATAGCCTGCTCTCGGCTCAGCTTATTCGTTGAATCGGCAGCGAGTTCTGACTGCTGTTTCAGGTTCGCCAGCTTCTGAGCAATAGATTCGGACTGTGATGCCCCTTTCTTCTGCTCAGACTGAAGTGTTTTCTGCGCTTGCGTATTTTTGTACGTAGCAGCAGCATCATCTTCCATCTGCTTGGCGTGCGGATCATCCTTCGCAAAGCCAGCATCTTCGGCAGCGTATTGAGCCTGCAACCGTGCTCGGGCCTCGCCTTGCAACTTCGAGAGTGCCAGGTTGCGCTCGGACTGTTTGATCAGGTTCTTCTGCCCGGCGGTAAGGTTATCCGTGGACTTATTCAGGCTGTCTACGTTGATCTTCGCGTTGGCTGCCTCTCTTGCCAGATCGACAAGCTTACCAGCCAGCTCAGCAATGGCTGACTGCCCATCTTTGGATGAGGACTGCATTTCCTGGAGTTTTTTCGCCAGTTCCTGAAGTGCTTCCGGTGAAGGGTTATTGCTCAGGTCTGATAGTTCTCTTGCCAGATCAAACGCTGATTGCTTGCTGATTCCCAGGCGGGATGAAAGCGTGCTGACCGTTGAAGATAAAGAGTTCACAATGCCAGAGGCATATTGCCCCTGGCTGTTGGCCTGCTGAATGGCCTGGCTCCAGTCTGTGGTGGTAACACCAAGCGCAGAAAGCTCATCATTGAATTTCTTGATGCTTGGAGACGCCCCTCCGACCGCAGCCAGTGCGCGATCGCCTAACGTGATGAAAGCATCAGACGCGTCACTAATGGCCTTAGGAATCTTTGAGATGGCCTGGTTATACTCGAGCAGCGCCTGATTGCGCAGCAAAGTAGCCACGTCGGCATTTACGCGCGCCAGGGCAGCATACTTGTCGGAAAGCGCGGCCACACCTTGCGAGGAAATGGTGATCACCTTATCCATCGCTTCAGCTGCGCCTTTCAACGCATCCATGGCGTTTTTACCGCCATTGAGCGAAGTAATTAGCACGCCAGCCAGTACTGAACCAAGAGCGATTATGGCGCCAACGAGTGCACCGCCAGGCCCGAACGCCCCGGCAAGCTGCGAACCCTGCTGAGCAAATGCCACCAGCGCAGACTGCCCGCCCTGCACCTGTACGATGAAGTCCTGAACCTGGTACCCGGCCTGCTGCATGCTGGTTTTCCAGGTGCCAGTGCCCTTTGCGCCATTTTCAACGCCAGTCTTCAAGTCATACAGGCGACCGGTAAGCTCGCCGATCTTCTGCTTTTCTTCGTCTGTCGCTTTCGACCCTGCGCGCAATTGTGCAGCCAGGACTGCGGCACTACGCGCGCCATTCTCCTGCGCTTCATCCAGCACAGCCAACTGGTTACCCAGCGCCTCGATGATGGAATCGGCACGGCTGAATTCACTGCTCGCGCCGCCGGTACCGCTGCGGGCCTCTTCCATTGCGCGGGCAATTCCGCTCACGTTGGTGTTCAGCTTGCGCAGTTGGTTATCCATGGAGTTGGCATAACCAGCCAGTTCAGTAAACGCGGATCCAGTTTGAGACGTACTCTGGTCGAGGTTATCCATTCCCTTACCGGATTGCTGGGCCGCAGCATCCAGTTTATCCAGAGCATCGATGGCTTGTTTCCCGCCCTGCAGCAGCGGCTCAACGTCGGCGCTGATTTCATAAACGATGCTACCGGCGTTTTTTTCACTTGCCATATCTTTCTCCGGGCATAAAAAAACCCGCCGGAGCGGGTTATTAAGCTAAATTATTTAAGCTTCTCTTTTACCAAATGCATATCCCAAGGCCAAAGTAAGTATTGGGGTAAATATTGACCAGACATCTTTAAGGGCACTTACAATGTCAAATTTTTCAGGCGAATCAAGATCGAATGAAAAATGAAAAAAAACAAGCAGTAAACAAATACTAAATAACCCACCTAGATAGAAACAGTATTTTAGAGTTGTCCAAATGAACGAGTCTTTTGCGTGCTCACCAGTTCCGATCTCTTTGGCAATCGTTCCTGCAACACTAACGCCACCTAGTCCACCTTGATGTACAGAAGGAGTTGTAGTTTCAATATTGTTGTTTGGTATATCCGGTTCAGATGCAACAAAAGGCTCCGACATTACGCCCCCTCATAAAGAGAAAAGTTAGTAATGACAGAAATTTGGTTTTCGCCGATTTTTCTGATAAAAGAATGCCAAGCTAAAAATAACTTTAATCCATTAGATTTTTTACCAATCTCAGCAGGAATAACAAGACCTACAGCTTCATTCATAATAGGCACAATTACCTTGTGAATGAAAAAGACTTCTCCATTCCTAACGTATGCATTAACACCCTGTTTATTAGATTCACTTTCGGGCAAAATTTCTGTTTCAATTGAAATAGTTAACCCGTCATAAACAAGTTTAAGAGGCTCGGAAGCCGCCAATGGATTAATAATGCTATGAAAGCAACCTGACTCTATTAGAGTTTTCCCATTTGCACTGGCTTTTACTAACATTTTAACCTACTGATAAGCTATATGACATTTACGATGATATTACCATCCTAAGTAGTAGAATTACTACTCTTGAGAATGTCAGGGGATCTTCTGGCCTTTTGTTTAGCTATGTAAGCCTCCGCGATGCTGTCGTACTCTTCGCGAGTGAATCCTTTTTGATAAGGGTATTTCGCTGCCAACAGCATCTGAAATTCGGTCATCGTTAACTGAGAGGCTTCTGCAAGGTTCATATCAAAGTGACTACGTGCCGCGATGATGTAGTCGAAGGCCTTAAACTCTGTGGTTCGCTCGCCGGTTTCGTGGCGCTGCAGCTGGCGAACCTTTGCCTTTCCGACGACACCGTGCTGCATGAGGTGCTGCGCCACTACTATGAGGTCGTTCTTCGGCATTTGCCCGGGTCGGTAAACGACGCAATGCCGCCACCCTTTCCACTCTCCGATCATCGGTGTCAGATCGTCATCGCAGCACGCCTGCAGCACCAGCATGCTCGTTGATAGCAGTTTCTCAGCGGCGCGATTGAAGGATGGATGTAGCCAGGAAGGGAAGCGCCCCAGCGTGCCTGCGCATACATCAATGAGCTGAGCAACCTCATTGCCGTGGATCGTGGCATACGCCTGAACAATCTCTTCCGGTGTGCCGATCCTGGTCATGGACTCAAATGAAGGACGAAGCAGGTAATCTTTCCCGCCTTCGCGGCTGTCGCTGATAGAGAGTTCGCCAATATCGGTTAAAGCGGTCATAGGCCTTCCAGTAAACGGTCATTATCAAGGGCAGCACGCCGCCCTTTGGAATGTCCGTTAGGTAACGGTTACCGTATGCACGGCCACAAAGTTGCCATCTTCGGTGTTGATGATGATCTGCGCGCTGCCGGTGGCAGCACGAGTCACGGTAACGGTGTTGCCGGAGGCGGTGGCCGTTGCTTTGGTCGCGTCTGTAGTCGCCACAGTGAATTCTTTGTTGGTAGCTCCGGTTGGTACGATGTTCACCGTGAAGGTGCTGGTACCGCCCGCCGTGCCGGTGCTGGTTGTCGGGGTTACGGTCACGCCAGTCACTGCTACAGCAGTCAGTTCGTTCACTTCGATGGTGGTTGCATCGCCGACTTTGAACTCGGTGGAGAACGTGACGATGTCATTGGTACCGCCGTCAGAGCTCAGCGCCGTGATGTTCATATAACCGACGAATTCGACCGGGCCGTAGTCCATGCGCACCCAGATCCCAGGCTGACGCTTGGCCTTCAGCTCGTCAGCGAAATACTTGATGAATTTGCCGACACCGTACTGATCCAGCTTGTCCTTCTTGCGCACTTCACCCTCAAAGCTCAGGGTGAAATCACTGTTGGTGATGATGGTCTCGACATAGCCGCCGCCGTCATCCGCATCAGAGGTAACCGAGTTAGGGTTGAAGTCGAAGCCCTTCGACGTACCAGCGGCCAGCGCCATCCACTCACCTTCGAGTGGTTTGACGTCCGGGCAGCCATCGGCGACTTCCAGCACGACCGCACCGCCGAACAGGCGCTCGTTCGAGTTCTGGCAATTAGCCATGTGAAACTCCTCTTTGACGTATAAAAGAAAACCCGCCGAAGCGGGTTATTTGGTTGGGAATGGCTATTCGCCGTAAGTGCAGGCGAACTGGAGTCGGAAGACTATTCGCCCTTCTTCTGTGAGCACCGGCGCGGGGATGGCGCCCATGTTCTGGATGTAGCCGACACACTCGTCAGCCATGGGGTTGGCCTGTACGTAGTCGACGATACGCTGCACAGCATTGAGCGCGTCTTTGCGCTTATCTTTCGCGCCTACGACGTCGACGAGGACATGATACTCAGAACCGAGGTCTGTGCGGATGTTCGAGCCGCCGTTTGGCCTGAACACCATGATCGCCTTCGACAGGTCACCCGGGTCGTCGTACATCAGCTGCTGCACCGTGAACCCGGCCGTTAGCCCGGCGTCGCCGAACATATTGCGCACGCGCTCGTGCATCATGGGTGTCATAGCGAAAGCTCCTTGCGCATCACCGCATCAACGTTATCGTGCTCGTCATTTGCGCCTTTGGTTAGGAATTGCGGCTCACCATGCGGATCCCAGTAGTTGCCCTTTCCTGTCCCGCCACCGAATTCTTTCGGTTTTTGCGGGCCGAACTCAGACCGGTTGCTAGTCACGCCGAAGTGCGCGCGCGGCTGGCCTTTCAGCTTGCCTGACGCTTCGTGCACGTACGCGGCATAGTTGGCTGAGTAACCGATGCGCCCGGTGATGAGCACCCCGCTAGCGTCGATTTCGCGGAACTGGCTATTAATCAGAGTTGAGGTGTCGATCGGGGTGTAATATGCCGCCCGGGTGCCGATAAGCATCATCGCCGACTGCAACGCGCGAATTACCTTGCGGCCCTTAACGTCGTTGATGACATCGTTCAGGTGCTTCTTCGCCTGGCTGATGCCTTTCACTTTGATGCCCATGGCTTTCTCCAGGCAATAAAAAACCCCGCCTGAGCGAGGTTTGATGTCATTTAAAAGGTGAATCAAAAAGGGAGCATTGCGTGGATTTCACTGTACCAACTATGAAAGACAGGTAGGTCATCTAATAACCAGAATCCAAATCCAATCATTACAACGCCAATAATCATTTGAGCAATAACGCTGAACCAGTATTCAATTGGTTTGATGTCTTTATGGATGTACTCCTTTCGCGTCGTTCCCTTGAATGTCTTGGTGTAGACACCTCGTCGCAAAAAGATAATCGACTGAACAAACGCAAAGGGGCCGGTCAGAAAAATTCCACATACCGCAAGCCAATATTGAAAGCCCATCACCTGTCATTCCAGTTAATGTTTTGGGCCATTATTGCACAGGTTTATCAAATTCCAGTCAGGATGGCGTAATCATCCGCCAGACGCTCAAACGTGTCGGCGTAACGGATAACCTGCCGCACTTCATCAGCACCGGCCATAACCGGGTCAGCTTCGGTCGAAACGCCAATCAGCAGGTAATCACCCGCAGCCGCCAGCGCGAACTCCGTCCAGACGGTATTCTTCACGACGATTTCGGCTCCCAGACTGGCTAACTTCTTGCTGAGTCCGCCCTCGTAATCACAGAGGATTTGCTCAGGCTCGGCGTAGCCCAGCGGATCGCCGTATTCGTCGTTACCTTCCAGCTTTCGCCAGATAGTCGCCGTGGCGGTATAGCTCCAGTTTGCTACCGATGACATCAGCCCTCCTTCCAGCGCAGCACCTTCGCGCCAGTCGCCCGAATGCGCTCACAGTTGATATGCCACTCGCCGTCCGATTTCACGTAGCCGGTAGGCTCCCGCCCGGTGTCGGTCATCACCCAGACGCGAGTGAAAGAGCGCGGGAGTCCGTGCTTAACTGATTTGTACGTCATCACTTGCCCCCGCACATGCAGCCGCCCTTCCCGATCCAGATACCAGCGAATGCCGGGGCGGCAGTAGGGTCGGCAGGAATTAGCGAGGAGGCGCAGCCGTACTTATCCAGCCCGCGCAACAGGTTAACCGAGGCCTTCCAGCGATCAGTGAACGACTGGTAGCGGAATGATTCTGACGCCCCACTCGGGGCGGTGTGGCTGGAGATGTACTTATCCCCCTGTCCGAGCCCAATAAGCGCCAGCAGATAGAGCTGAATCAGCAGCGCGGTCGATGCCGGATAATGCGCATCGAGACACTCCTGAATGCTGTTGGCCTGGTCGACTAGAGCCTGAAGAACAAAATCGGGAATGGTAATTCCCTGGCTCTCCAGATACTCCTTCGCCTGTTCTAGAGTTACCATTATCGACTCCGTGAAATACCCCGCCGGAGCGGGGCATAAAAAAACCGCCTTAGCGGCGGCTGTTATTCAGCAGGGAAAAGCTTTTCGAGTTCGCCATCCGGCAACAGCTCACTGAGCTTTTCAGCGCCCAGGGTGCCTTTGAACTCAATACCCAACTCAGTAAGGCGGCCCTGAATAATCTCTTTGCGAGATTTCTCACCGGTACCGGCATCAGGCGTCGACGGAGTGAGTTCTCCGCCTGCCTCACCATTCATGAGACGGACGTTAGACTTCAGAGCCGGGTGCAGTTCTTTCAACTCCACCACCTGCCCTACCTTCACGCCGAACCACGGGCGCACAACTTCGTATTTAGCCATGCTGTTTCCTTACGCCAGGTTAGCGCCGTAGACAACGCCAGACAGGCCCTGATCGTCTGCGGTGATTTGCAGACCTTCAGCAGACATAATCTGGAAGTTGTAGTTAACGTTAGGCAGTGGACGCGGCAGCGGAACAACGCCGACAGCCATACCCACCAGTGGAGAGATCACATCACGGCGACGAACGTACGCGATGAACTCGTTACCGGTCAGCGCGAAGCTCATACGGATTTCTTTCACCGGTGCGAACGGCAGCACAGCCTGCAGTACAGTTCCGCTTACAACTCCGTTAACCACGTATGGTTGCGCCAGGTTTGCCCAGATTTCCGGAGAAACCCACATCACATCGTATGCGGCGACCTTGTTCGTGCGTGCGGTGGTGCCGAATGCGCCTTTACCGAAGAACGCAAAGATCGCGGTCATGTCGGCGGTGGTCAGGTCGATGTTCGCACCACCAGCACCAGAACCGAGGTTAATCTTCTTGGTGTTGCGGTGGTTCTTGATGCCCTGCGCCGGGTAGGACTGAACCTGAATTTTTGAATCACCGTTCAGGTAGTAGTTAACGCGCTTCTGGTTGAACTTGCGCATCTTCGCCATCTGCGAGTCCAGCACCAGATCAATGCCAACAGAGTTCAGGCCAGCAGCATGACGCCAGTTAACACCGTAACCAGCAGTGAACACCGGAATCGGATCGCCGTCGCTCGCGTAGTCAGTGTGGTCGAAGGAGAACGGCGCCTGACCATCGATGCTTACTGACACGTCGTCAGCGATGTCGCCAACCACGTTATACAGCTTGGCAGTTTTACCAACCGGCAGTACCGTCTGAACGCCGATAAGGTCGTTCACGATTTCCATTCCGACTTCCTGATCGCGCAACTGCAGCACCTGGTTGTCAATCTCAGCCCAGAAATCACGGGAGAAACCGCCAATGGCGTTACAGGCAAGCATGTCTGGAGTCATGTCAGCACGGTTAGCTGCAATGATGGAATCGTGCTGACGGTTCCACATGTTGCGGTTCGCCCACAGCTCGTTCCAATGGCCGCCGAGGCGGGAGTTTGTCGCCAGCGTCTCTTTAGAGAAGTACATATGTGTTTGTCCTTTTGTTACGCGCCAGCTGCGGCGACAGTGCCAACGCGCATGCGCACGCGAATGAAGTCGGTGGTGCTGGCGGCGATGGTGTATTCATCCTGGCTGTAGCCGATCACTGAATCAGTGTCGGAGGTTGCAAGGGTGAACTGACCGGCAGTTCCCAGCTTGATCGGGCTGTCTTTCTTATACGCACCAGGCAGGCAGCGCAGCGCCAACTCGCGGCCTTCTTCGATGTAGTTCCCGACAGCGGAATCACCTGCAGGGATTGATTCGGTGATGGTCAGGCCCTGGTGGTAACCGACATCGATGATGTACAGGCGGCCGGTCAGCGCAGTGGCCTGTGCAAATTTATCGGAAGAGTTGATGATTGCGGCGGTGCCCGGAAGCAGCGCTGCGGCCGTAGTGCGGGTTTCGGTCTTGTACAGAGACTGACCGTCGATATTAACGCGACGATAACGTGGCATTATTCCGGCTCCTTACTTGAAGTGTTCGTCAGCGGCAGGTGCGCCGGTTTCTTTGTGCTGCTGTGCATTGTTAGCGCCAAGCGGAGCAGCTTCGCCAAGCGACTTAAACATCGCGTCCAGGGGTTCTCCAGACAGCGCGTTCGCGACGATATCGCCATGGACCTTAGCTACCGCCTCACGTTTGGCTTTCTCTTCAGCGCGAGTATTAGCGGTCAGAGTGTCAGCGAGTTGCTTCTGATTGGCCTGCAGCGCATCAACCTTTTCCGCGAGAGGCTTGATAGCCGCTTCCGTGTTGGTCGCAACAGCCTGGCCGATCATGCTGCCGATTTGTTCCAGTTCTTCTTTGGTTAAAGGCATGTCGCCCTCCGTTTTGTGGTTTGGTGCAGGCTGTTCCTGCGGTGTGAATAGAGCTTTCAATTTGTTGGCCACGACGGCCACCCACGATTCCTGGCGCGCCACTGCGGTTCCGGTATCGTCGATAGTGATCTTCCCGCCATCAGCGGAGTAACCGTAAACCTGAGCATCACCGCCATTTCGCACGATGACCACCTGCGAGTCAGTGAAGTCAGCAACCCAGGCATATTCATCCGTGCCCGGCGCAAACTTAGCTTTGGCCGCCCGATCGAGACGCTGCTCGCGCTCCCGGTAGGATTCGCCAACCAGCGCACCTGAGTTCGCCTTAAGCGGTTGCGCCAGATCAGCGTTAACCATCAGGCCAACACCTTGCTCAGGGGTTGCCGCTCCGACTTCGTGCAGAAGGATCGCGTCGTGGTCCATGCCGTGGATATCAGCTACCCACTCAGCACCTGTGGCGCGCTGCTGATCGTTGGGTTCAAGCTGATCGAGGAAAGCGGCAACACTGGTATGAATCGGCGGAACGTCTTCGCCGCGCTCAATAGCAGCGACACGTTCAAGTAGTTCTTTACCGCCTTCTGACTCACTGGCACGGGCCACATCAACCCACTTTTCGAGGTAAATGCGATTACCGGACTTCTTAACGTTGCGGTTCCACGCGCCGATATGGCCTGCGTTAATACCCTCCGGGGAGAAAGCAGACACGAACTGACCGTTAACCTGAGGATGCCCAAGCGGTGCCAGGGTGCCTTCCAGCCCCTGATAGTGGGCGTCGATTTGTTCTTGCGTGTACAGACCGCCGTTCATGACGACGTTTGCTGGCAGCGTGTAGCTCGGCAGCACCAGGTGCTCACGCCCGTTGTATGTTTCGCGCCGGATAGACTGGCTGTTCACCTTCGTGGTGATGTTGACCTGCATAGGCATAGTTATTTCTCCGCCCAGGCGTAACCGCGCGCCTGCATCGATTTATATTCCTGTTTGAGTTTCGTGATGGTGTCCGGGTATTCCGGCTTACCGTCCGCATCCACCAGCACCGACTGCTGGCTGCATTTGCAGTTGATGGAGTTGCCATCCTTGCTGTACCAGTCACGAACCTCTTCATTGGTGTAGAGGTGGGCGTGGCGCACTGCATGGGTATGCCGGGTTGTCGGTGAAAGCGCCGAGATGTGAACCAGCAGCGTTTTCAGACCGAAGAGGTCATTCGCCTCCTGGTCTTCATCCCACTTAGCCCGGCGCAGCGCGGTAGTAACTTCAGTCCGCGCTATCCGGTTCGCCCTGCGCTTCTCGATGCCGGTCTGGTCTGTCAGGTTGCGGGCAATGTCCAGCGGATTCAGACCACGGCCAACACCATCTGTCAGCACGCGCGCCATGTCGCGCTTAACGTCAGCTGTCAGCCCCTTCATTTCCTCAAATACACGGGCATGCACCAGCGCCATTCGTTGCTGATACGGGTCGCTTGCGAGGATGGAGGCCAGTGATTCGCGCCCTGCGGCATACACTGGAGATTGCTGGCTGAGGTTGTAGAACGACTGCCCGGTCCCTTTCTCCGAAGCCAGATCGATGTACTCGTAAAACCACAGGTCATAATCGCCACCTTCAAGCAGCACCTGATCCACCAGGTAACTGGCATCGTTCAGGATGATGGAAAGTAGCGTTGGGTTTAGCTGGTATTCGTATCTGGCGTTTACTGCGAGGGAGGAAGGTATCTTGTCGAGTGCTGATTTGTACGCTTTGCCAATCTTATTCATCCGCCTGGCGAAGTCTTTCATTGCCCGGCGTTCCAGCGCATCAGCTCCGGTTGGATCCTGGTAGTTACGTGGAAGAATTGGAGGTTTTACCTTCTTCATCATCCCCCTCTCCCAACGGCGGATCATCGTCATTTTCGTAACCAGCCGCTGTGCGAATTTCTTCACGGCTAAACGCCGGGCTATCTCCGCTTCCTTGCATGGTCTGGTTAATCTCGCCCATCGTCTTGGCGTTTGTGAGCTTCTCAGTACCGGTCTGTTCGTTCAGGTCATCCCAGATAACAGCCTTATGGCTGACTGAGTCGACGATCTGCAGATCGATAAGCTTGTCGCAGAAGTCCTCTATTTCGAAAGAGAGGTCAACGCGTCGAGACTGACAGCGGGCATTCATGTACTTCTGGTCTTCGGTGCTGGAGCGCTCTGCCTGCTGATTCCCAACCAGAATGCGCGTCGGGATATCAACTCCTGCGGCAGCGGTCTGCAGGTTGACGTTATAGGTCGCTGACGGATCAGCCACAGCAGTCACCAGCGGTGTGACCGTAGCCCCTTGGGTCGTCATCAGAACATCGTTACCACGGTTCATTTCCCCGGCAACTTCGTTAAACTTGTCCTGCAACTCGTCAATGCTCACGCCATAAAGGGACGCGAGATTGTTGAAGTCGATTTCCTTCTCAAAGTTGACATTAAGCTGCCGCGCGGCGTTCTTCAGGAATGACTCACCGGATCCGCCCTCTACCTTCTCCAGGCTCACAAAGGCGTTATAAGCTGGCTCAAGGAAGCCAATAGCATCGTCTGAGTAATCACCAAGGATGAAAACGCGATCGGGGTGGATATTGACGCGGCGACTTGAACCATTTGGCAACCGTTCGGCGTACTGCCACATCTTCGGCTGGCCGTACGTCTTCGAGTTCAGGCCTGTGTCCCACTCGCTCACCGTGAGCGATCCGGCCCATGCCACAGATATTTTCTGAAGACCTCGCCCTTTGGTTACCGGAAGATTCCAGTCTTTTTCATCGCGGATGTGCAGAAGGATGCCTGCATAACGACCGACAAGACGGCGGCGATCCGCCTCAGAGAATGAGCGCCAGAATCGGTTGGTGAATACCTGTTTGGACTTTTTCTCCCAGGCGGTTTCGTTTTCGCTCTCGTCGGCATCGTCACCCTCGATGATCTCCGGGTTAGTCTGCCAGCACTTGCCCACCAACTTCTCAACGGCACCGTGAGCTATGCCGCCGCGTCGGTACAGGGCGTATAGGTTTTCGTAGGTTACCTGTTCAGGGAAGCCGTACTCGCACCATGCGGAATGGCGCTTGTTGTCCAGCCCCATCGTCGGCGCCATCAGCCCCATACGGGCGCGCGCCATCCGCGCATCGTTCAACGCATGGTTGACGGCGAGAGTTAATTTGTCAGTCATGGATTGTCCGTTGGTGGATTTATGGCAATAAAAAAGGCCGCGGTGGCGACCTTAGAACAGTGTTGTTTATTAAACGCGATTGAATGATATTAAAACTACTTTATCCGGATCGCAGCCGTGATTGCTGCTAACTTGATCCATGATGCGTTTGGCGAATTCCTCAATGTCTTCATCGTCATTTTTTGGAAAGAAGCCATGCCCTTTGCCCCTCTGACCTTGCGCATTTACCATTTCATAAGAGATAAACCAATAGTCCATATTATCCTCCTGTTGTTGAGAAGATAATTATCGGCTCATTCAGAATGTTCTTTACGTCTTATCGCCTAACTCATTGCCTAAGTCTTTTAGGAATCATCATCCCGGCCATCTGGCCCTTACGCTTAATGTGTCCGTCGAGGCTGTAGCGAATACCGTCCCAGCAGTGTTCATAGCCGTCGGCCAGTTTCGGCAATACCTCACCGGTGATGCGGTCCGTTTTGTACGACCACATGCGGGCCTCTCGCGCCACGTTCTTGCAGCGCGGGTGGATAATGATTTCGTCGAATCCACGAAGATGCGCTATCCCATCCTCAACGCTTCCCTGCCACTTCTCGGCAGCTGAGATGTTGAAGCCCTGCCGCTTGAGATAGCTTATTGTCTCAGGTCGTGCCGAGTCGGCCTTAATTGGCCAGTCACGCGATCCGGGGATGTTGTCGTATAGCTCTGGCATGTGGTCGAGCTCTGTCTGCTGCCCGTATGCCTCGTACTCGATGTATAGCCGGTTGTGCAGGATGAACGAACGCACCAGCGTGTTAGGGTCTTTGGCGAAACCGAAATCAGCACCGAAGAACAGGCGATCGGCCTCTTTCCAGAGGTTTTCCGAGAACTCAGCGATCCGGTATTTCCCGGCCAGCACCTGCTTATCAGAGTTTTCGAGATAGGCTCCTTCCCACACCCATGCGTATGTTGCCGGGTCGAGGCGTCGCTGATCGTTCTGTCGCTCACCTTCCAGCACGTCAGGGAACCACGGGTTATCCGTGTAGTTCATTTCAACGGTGATGCAGTCGTCGCCAGCCTCTTTGCGGAAACGCTTATCCGTGGCGCTACCGTCGCGCTCCGGGTTCCATGTCACCCAAATCTCTGAACCTTCCTCACGAACGGTTGGGCTCAGCTTCTGCCAGGCTATTTCGCTGACTGATTCAGCCTCGTCGACCCAACACAGCAGAATGCGCGCTTTAGACTTGATGCTGTCGAGGTTATGCCGCAGACCGCAGAACACGTAGTTAACGCTCTTGTCGATGGTGCGGATGTACTTCTCGCCGATATCAAAGTTGGAAGCCAGCCAGGGAACAGACAGGATCGCCTGTTTAACTTCCTGCATGCTCGACTCTTCCAGCGAGTTCATAAATTCGCGCGCGCAGAGCACCACACCGCATTCCCCGTTCATCATCGACTGATACGCCTTTACGGCTGTCATCAACGCAAAAGTGCGCGTCTTGGCACTGCCACGCCCACCATGCGAGCACCGGTAGCGCTTATTCACGGCAGTGAACAGCGGCGCAAGCTTCGCGGGGATCGGCAGTTGAACGGCGTTACTCATGCTTTCGGCTCAACGGGGAGTAGCTGAATAATGGTAGGCTGTGGCGTCATGGTTCCGTCCGGGCTGGTGTGCTCGACCTTCTGTTTGTTGCTGTACGCGTCGCCAACCTCTTTGGCTGCCTGCTCCATCAACGAGGCAGCCAGCGCCATGTTTTTCATTCCCTCAGCGCGGGTCATCATCCGATCAAGCGCACGGAGACGATAGGCTTTGTTGGCGATCGGGATGTCGCTTAATTCGGTCTGGAAGCGCTTACGGGTTTCGTGGAATAACTCAACCCACTTCTGCGCCAGCCCCCTGCCGTTTGCTTTCGTCGGGTCGTGGGATTCGACCTGTTGACGAGTGATGCTCAGGCCAAATTCTTTTTTGACCAGCTCAACCACCTGGGATGGAGTATCGAAACAGGCAAGAGACTGAACGATGAAGGCTTTGACCTCACCTTTCAGTGTCGCCATGGATTACCTGCCTGTCATAATCAGTCATATTGTTAGGCCAGCTTTAACATGCATGTGCCGCATGACCTGGCTATATCAATGTGAGCCACTTCAGCTGGCGCATTGGCCGCGTCAACGAGCTCCTGCACTTCTTTGCTGGCACCGTATCGACGTACGACGCCAGTGAATTCTTCGACGTCGTGGCCGCGCAGTGTAAGCACTGGCTGCCCGGTCTCTTTGTTGAACTTAGGCGCGCCGAAATCATCGGTGGCCTGGGCAATGTGGTAAAGCTCATGCTCTACCAGAGCGCAGAACTCGAGGTCACTGCATTGTGAGCAGTAATCGGCCGCCAGCGTGATGATGAACTTCGGTATTCGCCCGAACCATTCATGCATCTGCTGTTCCATTCTGGCTTTTTGCCAGCCACCGGCGCGGAGCATTACCTGTTCGGCCTGACCTAGAACCAAACGCCCCTTCTTCGCGAACGAGTCCGACGCCCACATAAAGCAGAGGTCAGCCTCTAACAGGTGCTCATGGTCATGGTTGTGGATGCTGCCGGTATCGCTGATGATTTGCCGGTTTATCCACTCATGCACTTCATTAGCGGGGATCAGCCTGGTGTATGGCTGCCAGTTCTCGGAGTCGATGAAGTTAACTGGCGGATAAGGCCTGCGCTCGTCATCATTATCCATGGGTTACTCCGTCGTTTGTTCTGCTGGCTGTTCGGTCTGCTCTTCCGGTACAGGCGTGAACTCCACTCGCTTTACATCAGCAGGAGCGAAATACAACCACTGACCCGTCTCGGTCGCCAGGGGCACAAACCCGTTTACCAGCTCAGGCTGACGTCGTGACATCTTGCCCGTGAATGTTTCGCCTGTCTGGGTGGTTAGCGTGATTTGGTAGATGTCGGACATCGTGATATACCTTTATGGCGGTTGATTTCCCCATTATTAACAGGAGGTAAAATGTCTTCTTTTAACCTATCAAGCTTACGTTCATCTGGAAGCCCGCTACGTGTAGATACAACCAATGAACAGCATGCAGTCGCCCACGAAGCCCTTTTAGTAGCAATGTTGACTCACTTGGCAAGATCGGCGGGAAGTAACAGCGCACTACTTGAGTTAGAAGACACGGTTAAGAAACTTATTGGCAACTCGCATCCAAGCAGCCATAGAATCGCTTCCGATCTTATTAATGAAGCAAAGGAAAACTTCCACAAGGCTTAAGTTTTTTGGCGCGTCGCAAGGTGCGCCATTATCGAAGCCCCTCAGTGAAGGGCTCCTGTAATGCCGCGATCAGCCAATAAGTAATTCCGGCTGCGTTACCTGCATGATGTGCTCATGCTCGAGCTCCAGAACGCGCTTCTCTTTCTTCCGCTCGTTCATCAACCGGCTGCCGATCGTTCCTTTCAGCTTTGATCGCGTTTCTTTGATGGCATAGCGGTGCTGCATTTCTTCACCCATGGCAAGGCGACGGCTAAGTTGCTCAGACATCCAGTTGAACGCTAAAATGTAGCTTTCTTTGATAGCCGCAGCAGCTTTCCCGGTGAACCCCATCACAACCATGATCCAGCCATCTTTCGTCAGCTATACATCGGGCGTACCTTACCCTGCTCATCGATATAATCAGCCGACGCAAAATTGCGTTGGCTAAATTCACTCGAGCAATCAGCCTTAACCTGCTCGATTTTCCTGAGCACATCGCCGTGACGCTTGCCGAAGTACGTGGCAACTTTTCTGGATGTGGTAACGACCTCTCCGTTTTTGGCTTGCACCATTTCTCGGAAGTTGAAAGCCGGAATAACTGACGGATTATTCATAGCGTGTACCTTTCTTTGAGATGAACCTTTGCCGCATAGGAAATCAGCCCGTCGAGGCTCGCCAGCACTAACTGACTTCCTCAAAGGCTCATTTCAAAGGGTATGGTTCGACGTGGCTTGAATGCGCTGCGGTGCGCGGTGAAATTCGGGCATAAAAAAGCCCGACCGAAGTCAGGCTCTGTTATTTGGGTGATGAATCACTTAAGGCACTGCTCTTTGATGTAGTCCTGCATGCCGTGAATCATTTTGTCAGCGGTTGCGATTCCGTCCCGGTGATCGAAATAATTCCGTCGAGCGTCTGGAGTAAGTTCGGGGGCTCCTGCATCATCCACGCCGGTGGCGGAGGTGGCTTTTGACACTCCAGGGCAGGTTGCGGCGATGCGCAGCCGTTTAGCGCCAGAATCGACATCCCGACGCAAATCGTTAATGGTTTTTTTCGCATCGGACAATTCCTTCGTGTATTTAGCATCCAGTGCCGCTGCGTCACGCTGTCGGGTCTGCATGTCTTTGATGGTGGCGTGCGCCAGGCTGAGTTTCTCAGTGGCTTTGTCGCGCTGGCCTTTGTAGGTGATGGCGTTGTCGCGGTAGTGGTTAATTGCCCAGGCCATGGAGACCAGCAGGCAGATAGCGACAGCGCAGATGATTGCGGTTAATCGGCTCATTTCTGGCCCCACTCGCAAACTTCACGCTCAATCTCGCGTCGTGTGATCAGCCCCTTCCACTGCTTACCACCGGCATACGTCCAGCGCTGCAGTTCTTTGCATGCCCCCGGCACATCACCAGCGTTCAACTTCTTCAGCAGCGTGGAACTGGCGAAGGCGCCAGAGCCCACGTTATAGGTGAAGGAGTAAAGTGCGGCGCGGGTAGGTTCAGGGATGCGAACCTTGATCAGCGGGTCGATGGCGTTTGCCACCTTTCGCAGATCTGCCTTAAGCAGGTTGTCGCACTCTTTATCGGTGTAACGGTGACCGCGGCGAATGTCGGCACCGGTGTGCCCATCGCAAACAGTCCAGACGCCGACCACATCCTGATAGGCATAATAGCGCCGACCCTCCAGGCCATCCGCATTACCCAGCATTACTGCAGCAATGGTGATTGCTCCGGATCCGCCAACAATGGCACCCACCAGCTTATTCCTGAGTGTCGGGTTCATCTCGGCTCCTGCTGCGGCGGTTGTCTTCGCGGATCTTGAAATAGAGATTCGTCAGATACGTCAGTACGGCAATGATGATACCCACCAGCACGCCGATAGCGTTCCACTGCTCGGGGCTGTAGGCATTAAGCATGCCGTTTAGGATGCTCCCGGCTGAAGCGCCATAGGCAGCACCAGTGGTTATTTTTTCCATGCGATACATGCTCTCACCTCGCGTAGTTAGCGGGTGCTGTGTGTGTTTGAATAGGGTCAGGCCCTCGGGACGATTTAACAAGTAGGCGTGTCGATGATGATTCCCGGAGCCTGAAATAAAAAACCCGGCGATAGGCCGGGAAGATAAGGGTAAGGCAATGTCGGCTCTCTGGCCGTAAATACCCTGGCTGGGTTTAGTGTGTGGCGATCGGACTCGAACCGATACTCGGGACCGGCATCAGCATCATGCCTAACCCGCTGGCGTTAGCCAGTTGATGCATTACTCTACCCATCTAACCCGCAAGCGGGAATTGAGTTACACCACAACGGACAGAGCTCTGAGCATTTCTCTGCAACTCCATGCGGCTGCGTGGGTTGGGTTATGAGCCCTTCACGCCAATGCTCTTTCCTGTTGTGCAGATACAAAAAAGGCCGCTTTTCTGCGGCCTCAGTTCATTCATAATACTAATTATCTGGATTCCAGATAGTTTCATCCAACTCAAAAACCAGACACTTTTTAGATTTATCCAGAGAAAATTCTGCAGTTCTTGCTTCTTGATCTAAATAATTCCTATCCTTACAACCTTCGAAATACTGAACATCAACCTCAAACTCAAAAGAGCCAGCAGGATCGCCTTTTTCATACCAGACTTCGGTAACCTCAAAACTGTCTGATTGATAGGTATATCGTGCATCGCCACGATAATCAGCCATGACATAACCTTCAAAGTAATGTGCATGCTGCTTTATAAGATCCCTAAATGCTGCTTCTGTATTTGAAAAATCATCAGGAACATAGATCTCATATCTTTTGGTGCCCATTGGGAAAACCTTAGAGTTTGATATTAGAGCAAATATTAAAACAAAAGCCACCGGCTTTAACCAGTGGCTTAAAAGGCTTTTCCTGACACTGAATATAACAATGGCACAATATCAGATTCACATGAAATGTATGCTATTTAATTGACTTTTGCAATACCTTGCTGCGAAAAAGTCGCTTTTTGTTGTGATCGTGTTCTCACAGCGCAGAGAAGAGAATCGCCATCAAGCCGCTTAAAGATGGCGCACATGGCCCGCCAGTAATCGGCGTAGTTATGGCACCAGTTGTCCGGTTTGACGCCACACAGAGCCGCCAGGTCCTGATGCTGATATACATCCTTGCCCGCCAGCTCCGCTTTGACGTCCTGCGCCGCCAGCCAGATAAGCTTCGTCAGGCGCTCCATCGTCTTGCCGGCCACTTTCTTCGTGCCGAGTTGCTCCCGGAACTCTGCCCAAGCCCACTGAGTGATCGCAACCTGGTACTCGAAGCGGATATTCTCGCTGTAGTTCCAGAGCAGCCACGCTTTTTGGTGCTCTTCCAGCGACAACACAGCGCGGCGCCATGACGCAGTGCCGAACTCTACCGGGCTAACCAGCGCAATTGATGTGCCTTTGGCACGGGACTGGCTGCCGCTCATCGCCGGGCCGTCAGGGTTAACTTTACGGCCGGTTACCGGGTCAGTGATTTTCTTACGCCCCCGGCTGCGCGCCGTCGCGGTGAATTGTGCGTTCTCGGCGAAGGCTACCAGTTGCCCTTTCGTCGCCCCGCTCAGATCTGCGGTCGCCACAATGAGCTGCTGACGTACGTATTCCAGTTGCTGACTGTTCATGCGGCTTCCTTATGTGGCTGGTTGGTTTTTTTCTGGCTGTGCTTTGCTACTGGCGGCATGCTGGCGCGCTTAACGCTTTCTGCCTGGTACCGGAGGAAGTCGGCGTGGTTCATGCTGCCTCCGCCATTAGCTGTTCGTACGTCAGGTAAAGGCCCCAGCAACTGAAAAGGACGTGCGCTTTCACTACAGCTTTTTCCTCATTGTTCCAGCGACAAAACCAATTGATTGCGCCGGATACCTCGCGCTCTATCTGGTGAGCGCCATCAAGATGGATCGGATACACCACGTCATCAAAGACAGCAGCGGTAGTCATTGGGTACTGTATTTTGCTCATGCTGCGTGCTCCTGTTGACGTGCGCGGCGCTTCTCCAGCGACCGGGCTTTGCGGGTGAATATGGATTTGATGCGCTTCAGATATGGGATATCGAACCGGCGCGGCTCGTTGTTAGACTCAAGACGCTCAACTCGTTCCAGGCCAATGCGGTCGATAAGACGGATGCGATACTCGACAGCATTGCCGCTCAACTGGCGATTACAGCGTGTGCAGGCACTATGTACGTTGAATGTGTTGAATTTCAGATGTGAGGCCGCACCACGCGAACGGTAATGGCTGGCGTCAATGGCGCTTCCAGTTAGGTAATTGCTTTTGCCAATAAGTGGATTGCCGCAGCTGACACATGGCTTACCTTCATCGCGGATCCTGATGTAGCGATTGAAAGCTGATTGAGCCTCTTTATCCCACTGAGATTTAGATTTGAGTGACTCGCGCTTGGCCTTGCGGCGTTTGCGCCCGACCTTCTCGGCTTCTTTCTGCTCCTTAATGCGCTTAGCAGCGGCTTTCACCTTCTCCTTCTCGCGCTCTTCCAATGCGAGGATTGCTCCGTGTTCCGGGCTGCACCAGCGGATCCGAATATCGTGGAATTTCGGCACGAAGTATTCGCCGCATACTTTGCACTTACGGCGGGATGGTTTACGCATGGTTTCTCCTCGCCGCGAGACGCAGCCATTTCTGATCTACCAGACGGGCTGTGTAGTCCTTCATGGTCGGGATTTCGGACGGCTTAACCGCGGGCTTGCGCTGGCGGCGCGCCGGAACGCGGAAGATTTCGTTGGTGATGACGCGTGCGAGAGGATTACCCACGGGAAGCCCTCCACTCTTGCGCCCATGCGATGCGCTTACTGGATGCTTCGGAGAACCTCACGCCGCGGTCGGTACCGAACCAGTAAATCGCCTCGATGACATCGACCATGTAGCGCTTGCTGGATTTGGATGTGCGGACGCCGAAATATACGCGGCCGCCGTTGATGCCCGGCGCGGATTTTTGCTCCTGGTCCTGGGTCTGGTTCACCAGAACGGTGATGAGGTCCTTCCACTCTTCGCGGGTCAGCTTTTCGCCGTGCCAGACAACTTGGTCAGACAGGTCTTTCAGCAGCGGCCACATCAAACGATTTTGCTTGTCTGTGCGGGTCTCTTCCCGGGCCTCGACGACCATCGGAGCGCGAGGGTTTACCGGCAAAGTGCGAATGTACGCTATGAGGTTGTCTTTAACGGTGTCGTTAACGATGCAGTAGTGCTGTTTCATACGCCACCTCCGAGAGGTAACGCAGAATGCAGAAAATCGCAGGTGCATTTCTGCATCTGTGACAAGGTGAGGAGTTCAGATTGTGGTCGCATTTAAGTCCCCTTAAATGCGCAGAAGTCACCGGAGTTGTTCAGGCTTCGATGACATGATTATGGCGGGTTGATTACAGAAAATCAATTTACGATTAAATGCCAAATCGCTTCATAATGCCTAACCATATATACCAAGGAGGCGATAACAGACACCCCAGTAATAAACAAACATGGATACATGCAAACCCGATAAATCATCTCCCCTTTCTTTACTCTTTTCCACTCTTTTTTAAGAACTGCAAATGATGCAGCTGTAAATTTTTCTTGTGAACTTGCAAAATCTGTCGAACCCTTTAAGGCTTTGTCTTGAAGTTCGGTCAAAGCCTCATTGAGCTTTTTCTCCTCAGTGGATTGCTTTGAATAATTTATCCTTAGATGCAATTCACAAAGCAGCATGTTAATTTTTTTAAACTCTGATGCATCAGTTTTTTTACCCATACTCACGCTTGTACGAATCGCACTAAGAGTCGAGCTATATTCGGTTAGAACCGAACGTAACTCTTGTATCCACTGCTGCCTAAATTCGGAAGTTTTATTTTCCTTGGTCATCACTAAACCTATGCACCCTGCCGCTGCAGCAATAATTCCTGCTGTTATGGCCGCCCATGCTTCATTCATTGTGATCCCTTAATAAAGATGACGAAAAAAAACCGTCAATAGGCGGTTTATTTGGTCGACTGGCAGGCCGAGTTTATGCGTATTCACACAGCTTTTGGTTGGCTGGCCGGACTCACTCCGGGCATGCTCCTCTGGCGATGCGGTTATCTGATCCCTCAGCTTTCCATGACTTAACCACTTGCCCATCACAGCCAGGGCGAGAGCTGAAAGCACCCAGTGCTTTCCGGTAGACTTTGGCACTGCCTCTGTCGCCACTCTGCTATCACTACTCCAATCTTTAAATCCCTGATCAGACACTTAGATGTGATGCTCTACAGGGCATGCGGGGGAATACAAAAACTCGGACAAAATCAGGCCCACCTTTCTGGATATCTCGCGAGAGATATTTCTATATAACACCTGTTATATGTCAGTTTCAACTGTACAACATATGATTTTTTCAGGCCTTCGGCACCGCCGAAAACTGTCCGCCAAACACAATTACACCCCAAGTGTGCAGCACGAGCATCACGGCGTCTAATGGATTAGGCCTCCTTAACGGAAATCGCAGAATGCAGAAAATGTCAGGTGCATTGCTGCATCTGAGACAAGGTGAGGAGTTCAGATTGTGGTCGCATTTAATTCCCCTTAAATGCGAAGAAGTCATCGAAGTTTTCAGGCTTCGATGACATGATTATGGCGTGTTGATTAAGAAAAATCAAATATACCTTGGAAGTGATATGAATGAAGATGTGTTTGCTATTTTTTTATAATTTTATCTGCTAAATTTGCCAAAGCTTCCATACCATCAAACATTGATGGAATATTGTTTTCATTTGCTTGTATTGGACTAAATATTACCGAATCGAAGCTATCCAGAACCTTTCTGACATTCGTGTTATGTTCTTTTCTATATTTGACATAATTATCAATAAAGGAACAAAGGCTGAGCTTTAAATCTATTTGTAAAAGTTGCGCGCGCAATGATTTAGCCTCTAAATAAGACAATCTGAAAAAATAAAGCATCACCATTTCAATAGTAATAAAAGGCAAAAATACTTGTAAAATATTGTAACCTTGCGGCAACTTTTCTGGAAAGAAAACATGGATCAAAAGTATTGCTAAAGGGCAGATAAACATACAGCCAAATAAATTTTTATAAGCTACTTCCGATGTCCTTAATTCTTCCTCTTTCTTATCTTTTATCTGACTAAATCCTGAACTTAGCCCAACAAAATTATATTTAGTTCTTAATTTGGAAACTCTCTCCTCCAGGGCTTTAACTTCTTCTAATGACTTGCCAACATCATTAGCCAATTTTTTCACTTCCTCCGCATCTGTTTTAATGGCATGAACAATCGTGTTGAATCTGTCACTTATCGATGACAGAGACTCCTTTGTAAGAGTTTCTATCTGAACTTTACTTTCTGCATCTCTTATGGCTTCCGATCTGATAGCAATTTCTTTATGTTCATTTAAGCTCGAAAGGAAATCTTTCGCTTCTATGAAGCGTTTACTTGTTAACACCCATCTCATGAGAGCATATTGCATCTTCTCTTTAACCCACAGGAGATCTTTTTCATTGTAATTTGAATAAGTATAATATTGAACAAGCTTATCAATTTCCTTATCACTTATTAAGTGCGAATAATGGCCTGTCCAGAAATAGTATTCATATAAAACCTCCACAAGTCTAGATAAAAATAAGAATTTATTTTCTGTATAATCATCCAATGTAAAATAAAAACCTAAAATATTTTTCTCTTGACAATACTGCGTATTATTATCTAGCCATACACTGTAGTTTTCAGCTAAATTATAAAACTCCCGCCAGAGACCCAGTAATTTCCCATAAAAAAACGCACCACCGTCAACTTCATTGTTATAGATTCCAGTGTCATAAGCTTTTTTGTCAGGAATGTTTATTGTTAGATAGCTATTAGTTTTCTTCAAGTCACTAATAATTTCATTTTGTATATAGAGACCCATAAACCCTCGAAATATAATTAAGATAATGCACCATATTTTATGCAATTCTAAATCAATAACATAGGTTATGGAAGATCTTACCCTGTATCTGTTGTACAGTAATTCAGTCATCAGGCGCAACAACACATATTGGCAACATCCCAACCTCAGTTATCTTCAGTTCGACTTATTTCGGTTGTACTTCGCCTGCAGCAGCTGAATCGGCGTCGGCCCGTGTTCGGCAGTCGGCGCTGCAATTGCCCGGCGTACCGGTGGCACTTGCTTACCCTCGGTGACGCGCTTCTCCCACATATCCAGCAGGTCGCCCGCCTCGTGTGCCAGCTCACCATGCGTTAACTGCCGCTCTGTGCAGCGATGACGCAACTCGACGCAGATGTGGTACATGACCGGCTGCGACCAGGGGAATTGCTCACTGGAAGTGAATTCGAACGAACGGTTACGCCAGTCCCAGTATTCGGCGATCACCTGATCAACGGTGATACCCAGCGCGCCGCTACTCTGCTTGCACCAGGCGACGAACTGCCCCGGCGATGGCAGGAATGGGCGTTCCTGGCTACGAGCCACACGCATACCGGCCTCAACCTGGTCCATGGAGTAAATACCGTTCTCCTGGAACGCCATGAGCCACTGACGTCGGAATTCGTTCACGTCAGCCTGGGTATGAAAGTTCGCGATGCTTGCCGGGAATGCAACGCGAAGCTCGTTGAATAGGTTGTTGAATATCAGCGCGAGTTGCTCAAGCCGTGGGCGCTCTTCGTACTGCTCAGGCAGGTTGTGGGCTATGCGACTCATCTGCTCGCGATCGTGATTACGTAACTGCTCAGCAAAAGATTTCATGGCATCACCCCATAGATCCAGTCAGTGTTGTTGAAGTCTAGGCCTTGCTTAGCGGCGCGTTGCTCACCACCTGCGTTGCGCTGCATCGTCAGCTTGTCCCACTGCTTACGCAGGCTTTCAGGGCTAAGGATGTTTGACTGCCAGAAGTGATGTTTGCTGGCCCAGTCATACAGCGCGCAGATGTCCTGGTGAGTCCTGTTGTCTATCTGGCGCATCAGGCGAACGGTGTTAGACCATGAGGTCATGTCCGGGGCTTTGCAGGTTGGGTTAATCAGCTTCACCCTGGTGGAAATCCACTGGGCGGTTTTTAGGTCTTCAGCAGTTCCCCACTTGGCACCGGATGGTGTGTAAACCACAGCGTCAGGGTGAGCTGATAAAAATTTCTCGAGACGTGCGTCAGAGGATTCGTCAGAATTCTCGGACGAAGATCTTTTAATACTGTTCTTGTTCTTGTATTGGGTGTCTACCGTTTTCGGGAAGGTTATTCCTGATTTCGGGAAGGATTTTCCCGTTTTCGGGAATTTTCTTCCCGTTTCCGGTTTGTCTAAAATCCAGGCTGAAAGGTCAGTGTTTACTCCGACGATTTTCATCATGCCTTGCTTCTGTGAAAAGATGATTTTGCGTTCTGCGAGAGACTTAAGCGCGTCCGATACATGCGTATCGCTCATGCCCGTAAGCTCGGCAATAACCGTATTTGTCACGCGGTCCTGTTTCTTGTTCCAGCCGTAGGTAAGCCAGATCACCGCCTCAAAGCATTGCCATTCCCGGCCTGACAGTCTCAGGCGAGGCTTAAGCTGTTGGATCTCGTTAGCGACCTTGGTATACCCGTTCGACAGGTCGGCCATACGACCTCCCGGTTGTTCGGTTTTATTTGGGAAATTGATAATTTCAGCGGTGTTTGACATACTTACTCCTGCAAAGAGTCCAAACGATTTGCACCAGAAAGTCGGTTCTGTTCGCGCAGACCGGCTTTCGCCATTTCTGTAGTTCTCACATAACCCCCAGCATCGACGTGACCATCGTCATTAGCGGACCTACCTGCTCAGGCATAAGGCGGAACAGCGACGCTATACCCTCGCTTACCTCTTTCAGCTTCTGATGCTCTGGAGCGTCCAGCAGCACGGCCTGTTTAGCTTCAGCACACTCTTTCATCGCGGATGCGATCAGCGACATCGTGTCGTTCTGCGGCGCCAGGCGGTTTCGATACTCCAGCGGCAGGACGGACATGATTGCCGGTGCCAGCTGGCGAACGTTCTCGCGGTACTGCTCGGAGTCGAAGCGGTTATCCAGGAAGCGAAAGAGTTTCTGGCGCGCCCGGCTGATGTCCTCCGGGAAGCTAATGGCGGTCCCGCCCTGCTCCCGGTATTCGTTGATGATCAACGCCGAAACGACGTCCTGATTGTCCAGCGCTGACGACCATGCCCGGACCGCATCGCGGATCTTTTCGTGGTCTGGCGCCGCTTTAGCTTGAGCGCGGTTTATCATCACGCCGGGTAAAAAGTTGTTATGCTTCTGATATATAAGTGAATGCATTTTGTGTTCCAAAAAGATTAATTGGTTACCACGCACTGGGTAGTGCGATGCTTGAATGAGGTGCCACGTTGGCGGTGGCTCAGATTTTTTAAGAGCGGGTTGTTAGTCTGTTTTCTTATTGCTTGGGAAAGGACGAACCTCCTCTCCGACAACGCTTCCATCAGACTGGACAGTAACGATGATGTTACGTCCAGCACGGATGGCTTTACTGATAGCACACTGAATTACGCCAAAGTCATTTGCGGCCTTTGCCTGCCCATATTTCTTCGCGTAATCAGCAAGTGTCATTCGGTTCATAGGCACTCTCCGTTTGTTACCACGCCATGAGAATACTACAGGTATTTATAACAATCAATATTACAGGTATTTTTAATATGAATAGTACTGGTATTACAATGCCGGTTATGGAGACAAAAAAATCCCTGACGACAGAACAGCTCGAAGATGCTAAGCGTCTCAAAGCTTTGTATGAGTCGAAAAAGAAAGAGTTGGGCGTAACTCAATACACTATCGCTGACGAGCTTGGAATTACTCAGGGTGCTGTAGGTCATTACCTCAACGGCAGGAATGCTCTTAACGTAGAGATGGCGTCTGGATTTGCCCGATTGCTTCAGGTCTCAATTGCCGACTTTAGCAAATCCCTCGCAGCGAAAGCGGCGGAGCAAGCTGAAAGCTTAAGTGGCGAATCAAACGTTAAGTTTGTTGGAGCATACCGACAAGGGGAGCGATATCCAGTGTTAAGTAGCGTTCAGGCAGGTTCATGGAGCGAGGCATGTGAGCCGTACACACTTAAAGATGTCGATTTATGGCTCGAATCGGACGCACACATTCAGGGCGACGCGTTCTGGTTAAAGGTGGAGGGAGACTCAATGACCGCCCCTGTAGGTTTGAGCATAACCGAGGGTACGTATGTCCTCTTCGATACGGGAAGAGAGCCTATCAACGGTAGTTTGGTAATCGCTAAGCTATCCGATTCAAACGAAGCAACCTTCAAAAAATTAATTATCGACGGCGGCCAACATTATCTGAAAGGATTAAATCCAGCATGGCCACTTATCCCTGTGAACGGCAACTGCAGGATTATAGGCGTTGCAGTAGAGACTAAGCTGAGGCTAATTTAATTCATAACAAGGAGACATGGATGCTGGGTTACGCAATTGGTAGTTTTTTCGCAATGTTGTTTATATCGACAATGTATGGACTTGGATACAAAAAGTTAACGAGAAAACTTTCGGAAAAAATTCACCAAGCCTGGAAGCACAAAGGTGCCAGGTTTGTAATTTTATCACTGAGCGCTATTCAAGCTATAGCAGGCATTGCGCTTTACGTTTGTAGTTGCTACATGCTTTACAAAGGCGCCACCTTTATACCCGATCCTGAGTATGGTTTTATCTATGGTGGAGAGAGTGATATTTCAGTTGCATGGATTATCTTTGGCATCGCCATGGCCATTTCACTAGCCGTTGATATCCTAAAAGGGATCATCATCTTAACTTTCGCAGACTGAAAATTGAAAACGCCCGGCGCAATATCCGGGCATGCCCTCCCCCATCCACATCTCCTGCCAAAAGTCACACACTCACAAAATAAATACCTATTATATTCATGACCTTACCATTCATGCATTTAAAATAAATACCCAGAGTATTTACACAATTGAATACCTGAAGTATTCTTACTCCATCAGCATGACGCAGTACCGAGTCACGGAATGAAGTCTCAGCTCTTTAACATGATGGGGTATTTTCTCCCGCCCTTGTGGGAGACCAAAGGAAGTTGCTTTGGAGTGAATGCGCGACTCAAATTAATCCTGTGAGGTCGAGCCGGCCTGTAAAAAGCGCTGCCGGAACAGCGTGATAGCAGGTGCATTCACCCTAAAACAACCACTGGAGGATGTATGACCACTTTAATCGCAACCAACAGCGTTACACGGCGTTATCTTAAACGTGGCGAACTGATGGCTAAACGACGCACTGAGGCAGCTTCTGACGCATCTCAGGGGAAACCAAAGCGCATGAGCAATGTTGACCGGGCAATCCACCTATCCAATACGCTTTCGATGTTCGGTAAAGAGACAAGTTCAGGTTCTGCTTGCCTACCAGAAGTCGCTTTGTATGTAACTGGGCAACGCAAGTGCAAACAGGTCACAGCGCGTTAATGAATTGATAGTTCCAAGCTAGCCGCTGCCACCCTTTTCGACGCGGCACACCGAATCGGAGGAGTTATGTAACAGGTAACAGTAACGACTGAAAACCAACATACAGCCCCGGATTATGCCGGGGCACGCTATGAGTTAATTTTATGGTTGATGCTCATCAATACTACCAATCGGTACTCCGGTTTCAGTACTTCCGTCTCTGTAGGTGATGTCTACCTTCGTTAAGACGGGATCATCTGGATTAGTAACTTTTGTCACTTTCCCCCAACGTCCAGGACTACGTTTAGTAGTTACTCTATCGCCAACTTTAATCTGCATCAGTTTTATCCTTATCCAATTGATTTTTAAAAAACATTATATCAGTCACTCAGAAAAAACCACTTACTTCTAATAAATCCGTCCCCTCATACCTCAGTCGCTTCACCGAGGCGGCTTAGTTATGACAACCGGCGGCCATCCACCGCCCATTAGCGCAGAAGTCTTGTATTAACCGTTCCGTTCGCCGCGATAAGGCCAAGAGGAAATCATGGTAAACCAGCAACAGATCAGAGAGGCCCAACGGCTCGCGTCGTTCGCGGTGCTCCATCGCAATGCTCCAGCGTGGGAAGAAGCAAAGCGCCTTTACGCCGTCGCCATCGGGAGGACTCTTCACTGATGGAAACTTTATTCGCACTCGTCCTGACCGTGGCAATGACCAACGGTGATTATCAGGACGTCATTCTCGGTATTTACGACAGCCAGCAGGAATGCGGCCAGGCAGCTACAGAGCAAAAAGTAACAGCTGAATGCTGGCCAGTAGAAAGCATCCTCCGCAACGGCGAGTTCCCGGCGAAATCCATCGCGCAGCAGTAACCACCCTATTCAACCGATCGGCCTGGCTTTCTGCGGGCGGGATCTGCACATCCAAATTTCAGGAGTTCATCCATGAACGCATACCTCACTTACGACCGCATCGAAGATCGGCGCTGGGCTGAGCAGCAGATCACCGACGAGAAAGAGAAGTGGATCGACGACCGGGCTCGGGAAATCATCGACATGATGCCAAAAGAGCCGTCCGGCCTCTTCCACTTCACGGTCCCGATTGACTCCAGCCCGTACGAAGGACTTCGCAGCGATAAAGCTGGCGAGGCCTACAACGATTTCATTTCGGCAGTTGCTTACGCCCAGGCGGAATACGACTGGGAACACCGTACCGGCTGCCCGTTTTAATTTTTGAGGGGATTAACGATGGCAAACGAATTAACAATCACAGCGACGGCGCTTCAAGAGATAGGCGTCGACGTCTCCACCTGGAGCGCGCTGAAGAACAGCATCTACCCTGGCGCCAAAGACGAATCGGTAATGATGGCGCTTGACTACTGCCGCGCCCGCCAGCTGGATCCGTTGCTCAAACCTGTCCACCTCGTTCCGATGTACGTCAAAGACTCGAAAACAGGTAAAGGTGATTGGCGCGACGTGGTCATGCCGGGCATCGGGCTTTACCGCATTCAGGCAGACCGTTCCGGAGATTATGCCGGGGCCCGTGAGCCTGAGTTCGGGCCCGACGTAACTCAGACGCTTACTGGTGTCGAGGTGACCTTCCCTCAGTGGTGCAAATATACCGTCTACAAGCGCATGCCCAGCGGCGAGATCGTCGAGTTCAGCGCCAAAGAATACTGGATTGAAAACTACGCCACCGGGGGCCGCGACACCACGGCGCCGAACGCGATGTGGAAAAAGCGCCCGTACGGACAGCTGGCGAAATGCGCGGAAGCTCAGGCGTTGCGTAAGGCATGGCCTGAGATTGGACAGCAGCCTACCGCCGAAGAAATGGAAGGCAAATCACTGGACGTTGATATCCGTGACGTCACGCCTCGCAACACCACAGAAGCACTTCCACCAGCAGCAAGCGAAGAAACGCTTCAGGCGATCACCGATCTCTTAACATCGCTGAATAAAGACTGGGAGCAAGACTTCCTCCCGGTGTGCAGCGACATCTTCAAACGGCCAATTCTTGAGGCGTCAGACCTCACTGAAGAAGAGGCACAGAAAGGTTTCAACTTCCTTCAGAAAAAAGCTAAGGCGGCAGCATGACTGGGAAAACCATTGAAGTGACCTGCAAGTGTTGCCCGGACAAATTCATGGCCCGCGTTGCTGATCGAAAAAGAGGATGGGCACAGTTTTGCAGTAAGTCCTGCGCTGCCTATTGGAAGCAATATGGTCGTCGCAGAGGTCATCAGTCACTTGAGATGCGCCAGGCGGCAATTGACAGAAATTCAATTGAGCGGCTACAGCGCGAAAAACATGTGAGCGATACATCGCGAGGTTTCGTTTACGTGGGTGGATTCGGACCGTGGGATGACCATAAGGACTGCTGACATGACACCTGAAATTATCCTTGCCCGTACCGGTGTTGACGTAACCACTATCCAACAGGGCGATGAGGCGTGGCACCGGCTGCGCCTCGGCGTCATCACCGCCTCAGAAGTACACAACGTCATTGCCAAGCCAAGATCGGGAAAGAAATGGACAGACATGAAGATGTCCTACTTCCACACGCTGCTCGCCGAGGTATGCACCGGCGTAGCGCCAGAGGTTAACGCCAAGTCACTGGCCTGGGGTAAGCAGTACGAGGAAGATGCTCGTACCCTCTTCGAGTTCACCACCGACGTGAAAGTCACGGAGTCGCCGATCCTGTTCCGTGACGAGAGCATGCGCACCGCGTGCTCCCCTGACGGCCTGTGCAATAACGGGTTCGGCCTTGAGCTTAAATGCCCTTTCACCTCTCGAGACTTCATGAAATTTCGTCTCGGGGGTTTCGAAGCGATCAAGTCCGCGTACATGGCCCAGGTACAGTACAGCATGTGGGTGACCGGCAAAGACGCCTGGTTCTTTGCAAATTACGACCCACGAATGAAGCGAGAAGGCATTCACCATGTAGTCGTTGAGCGGGATCCGCAGTACATGTCAGATTTCAACGAAATGGTGCCGGAGTTCATCGAGAAGATGGACGAGGCCCTGGCGGAGATCGGCTTCACATTCGGGGAGCAGTGGAAATGAAACGCACACCCTTCTACCGCAGGCCCGGGCGAACCGGGCAATTCTCAGGCCTTCGTGAGCGCGTTATCTGGATGATTCAGACGCGCGGCCGCCCGGTAACCGGTAGCGAAATCGCCGATAAATTTGGCGTAACGCTCATCGAGTTTAACCGGGTTGCCAACGGCATTACCCGCGGCACCGGGCAGATAGCGCAGATCGTTGAGTCGAAAAAATGGCTTAACGAGGACGGCATCTGTGACCGTACATTCGACCTGGTCACGAAGCCTAAGGTTGTAACGCCGCAGGGCAAATCGCGGCTGTTCACCCGGCGCGCCATTGAGCAATCGCAGGAAGGCAGGCGGCAGGAGTGCATTGCTCGCGCCGCCCGCCGTAGCCGCCTGATTGCTCAGGGCCTCTACATCGACGAAATGGAGTCAGTGCTATGAAAGCGTGGTCTCTTGAAGAGCTGGCGCTGCTGTGGCGACACTCAAACGCTGAAGTCGCAGAGATTACCGGCCGAAGCATTGAAGAGGTCGGAGATAAGCGGCTGCAAACCAATATGGAGCGTAATGGCTGGGATGTTAACGATCCGGAGCGGGAGGATGTATGACCGGAAAATACTCTCTTATCTACGCCGACCCGCCTTGGTCTTACGGCAACACCATCAGTAACGGAGCCGCTGCCGATCACTACTCCACCATGAAGTTAATCGACATCAAGCGCCTGCCTGTGTGGGAGCTTGCCGCCGAAAACGCAGTGCTGGCGATGTGGTACACCGGCACGCATAACCAGGAGGCTATCGAACTGGCAGAGGCCTGGGGCTTCACCGTTCGCACGATGAAGGGCTTTACCTGGGTGAAGCTGAATCAGAACGCCGAGTTGCGCATCAACAAGGAGCTGGCCGAGGGGGAAGTTGCCGACTTTTACGACTTCCTCGATTTGCTTAACGCCGAGACGCGCATGAACGGCGGCAACCACACCCGGGCCAATACCGAAGATCTGCTGATTGCTACCTGCGGCGCCGGGCTTGAGCGAAAGCACGCCGGGATTAAGCAGGTGGTCTACAGCCCGCTGGGCGCGCACAGCGAAAAGCCGTGGGAAGTACGGCACCGGCTGGAGCTGCTTTACGGTGATGTGCATCGCATTGAGTTGTTCAGCCGAAGCGCGGCTCCAGGCTGGCATCACTGGGGCAATCAGTGCGCCACCGCCTCAGTTGAATTGCTGCCAGGCTGCGCCATTGATGTTGTGAAAACGGAGGCCGCATGACGCCAGAAACAGACAACGCCATCCGCGCCGCCTGCCGCCGCTGCACCGAAGAAATCCAGCAGGCCATGCGCAAGAAGCCAAAGCCTAACTGGAACGAAACGGTGCCTCCCATCATCAACAAGCATCACAAGAAAATTGAAGCTCTGGGAGTTAGCCTCCTGGAGTTCGTCGTCAAAACTGGCCGCCTTAACGGGCGGTTTGGAGTTGAATCGTGACCAAATACGCGAAACTGGATAGCGAAGTGTTAAGCGCTATCGGCGCTCAGCCAACCTCGTTTTCGAAGATATTTAACCCTTCCGTCAGACAGGAGTGCCTCGTCATTGCTGAGGCAGAAGGAAAGCACCCAATGGACGTCTTCCGCATCCTTGACCGCCGACTCCAGTCGCTCAGGAAGCTTGGTGTCATCCAGCACGTCAAAGGCAAGGGGTGGATTCAGCCATGACATCAATAATCGCCAGGTCGCTAAAGCGGCCTTTTTTATTGCTGGCGTTCATCTACAACCGAATTAACCGACAGTTCCGGGAGCATTGACCATGGACATCATCGATACCGCAGCAGAGATAGAAGAGCTTCAGCGTAACGCTGCCCTTTCCGCTCACCGTTTCAACCGTAACGCCGCATCAGCAGAGTATTGCGCGGAATGCGACGAACCAATTCCCGAGCCTCGGCGCGCTGCCGTTCCCGGCTGCCAGACGTGCGCGGAGTGCCAGGGCGTCATTGAGTTGAAGAATAAGCAGAGGGGATTGTAATGCAGCAGGCAATTTTAGACATGTGCTGCGGGTCGCGAATGTTCTGGTTCGACAAGCAGGACGATCGCGCCGTGTTCAGTGACATCCGCGCCGAGCAGCATGAGCTCTGCGACGGTCGCCAACTGGTTATAAGTCCGGACCTTATTGCCGATTTTCGCGCCCTCCCTTTTGCCGATAACACTTTCCCTGTCGTCGTGTTCGATCCTCCGCACCTCGAGCGTGTCGGTGATAATGCATGGATGGGGAAAAAGTACGGCCGGCTTAACAAAGAAACATGGCGCGACGATTTGCGTGCAGGCTTCGCCGAAGCGTTCAGAGTGTTGTGGCCACACGGTGTGCTCATCTTCAAATGGAACGAAACGCAGATCCCGGTAAGCAATATCCTGGCGCTTACCGACGAGAAGCCGATCATCTGGCAGCGCACCGGCAAGTCAGACAAAACCCACTGGGTGATCTTCGTCAAAGGTGGTCCCAATGTTCAGGATAATCCAGAGAGTTAATTCACATGATTGAGAATTTTTCGGAAGGGGAAAAGCGCTGGCGCCTAACAATGATCGAGCGCCTTCCAAGGGAGAGCGGCAAGAACAGGAAAGGCAGGTTCATCTGCGAATGCGGAAATGAGACCGTCGCAGTTATCAGTAGGGTTAAATCTGGCCTTACTAAATCTTGCGGCTGCCTGAGCCGGGAGGTTTCCGTCAGGCTCAGGACTAAGCATGGCCATCATGGTTCTGAAACTTATGGAACGTGGTGCGCAATGCTGTCTCGGTGCGAAAACCCCAGCAATGTAAATTACAAAAATTACGGAGGTCGTGGGATTGCCGTTTGTGACCGCTGGCATGAATTCAGCGAGTTCTTTGCTGATATGGGTGAAAGGCCACGCGGAATGACCATCGATAGGATTGACAATAATCTTGGGTATTTCCCCGGGAACTGTCGATGGGCCACTCAGTCTGATCAGACCAAGAATCAGAGGAAAAGGAGTGGCTGCACATCAAATTGCAAAGGGGTTAGCCTTACCAAGCATGGTCGTTGGGAGGCGCACATTTCAATCGATGGGAAAAGAACCTCTCTTGGACGTTTCGACACCGAGGAAGAGGCGTCGGCCGCTCATCAATTAGCCCGCGCTAAAAGAGATGAGAAACATGAAGAGTCGACTTTTTAGCTTCCTGATGCCTGGGGAGTATTACTCTGATCGCCACGGCGCGCCCTGCAAAATCCTTCGCTCTACCCACGAAGTCATCCACTACATCCGCAACGGCCGCACCTGCATTGCCAGCATGGGCCGCTTTCAACACGAATTCGAACCGCTGACCAAAGCACAGGCCGAGCGGATCGCCGAAGAAATCGAAACAGCAGAACACCTGAAGAAGCTGCGCGCCCAGCGCGCGGCGTAAGGAGAGATTATGAAGAGTAACGCGGCAGCGCGCCGTCTGCTTGGCATGAACCACTGGCGCAGCAATACGCAGCAAATGCAGTATGTTTCGTGGCATGTAGCAGCAAGAACAGGAAAACCAGCCCCTGGGTGGATTGCTGTGCGAACGCGCAGTTCTGACTTCTGCTATTTCACAGACTGACGCAACTGATAGCCAGTTATGAGCTGGCTATTGGGTGCGAAAGCACTGCTCCGTTATCCCTTTTGCCCGGCCCCGCGCCGGGTTCTTTTTTGCCTGGAGACACTCATGAGCGATACGATCCAACTGGTGCCCAATAAATGGGTATCAGAAGAACTACTGATTGCATTAACCGGGCTGACAAAGCATGCAATCAAGTCGGCCCGTGAAAAAAGCTGGCTTGAGGGGCGCGAGTATAAGCACTACTCCGGCGACCTTCAGCCTAAAGACAACTCACCTATCCTTTACAACCGTTTCGAAGTCGATAACTGGGTTGAAAAGCAACGCCCGGCGATCCCGCGCCAGAAATCTGCTTAAATAGCCCTGCGTTTAACAACGAGGAAAAGGCATGTCTAAATATCCAACCGGGGTTGAGAATCACGGGGGCTCATTGCGCCTGTGGTTCATGTACCAGGGTGAGCGGGTTCGTGAAAGTCTTGGCGTTCCAGACACACCCAAAAACAGAAAGATAGCTGGTGAGTTGAGGACTTCGATTTGCTACGCCATCAGGACCGGCACATTCGACTATACCGCTCAGTTCCCTAATTCACCGCGAGCTCAGGTTAATGACGATCGCAAACTGAAGATGTCCGTTTCTGAACTGGCTTACAAATGGCTGGCCCTGAAGCAAACGGTTTTGGCGAAGAACACCCATATGCGGTATACGTCGTACGTGAAAATGTGCCTTCGCATTCTGGATGATGAGATGCCCATTTCAGCACTTACCCACGAGGACCTCATGTCTCTCAGGCATGAACTTCTAACTGGCTATCAGCTCATCGGTAAAACTCTTGAGCGCTCCCACAAAAAAGGGAGAACGGTACGAACGGTGAACGGCTATATGGCGGTGATGCTCGAGATGCTTAAGTTTGCGGAGCGGAACGGTTACACAAATGGCTCGGTCATATCTGATATTCGTCCACTCAGAAAATCGAAATCAGAGCCTGACCCGCTCACCAAAGAAGAGTTTATGCGCTTACTTCAGGCTACTAATCACCAGCAGTTCAGAAATCTGTGGGTTCTGGCCGTAAGTACCGGCATGCGTCATGGTGAAATTTGTGCTTTAGCCTGGGAGGATGTTGACACCGTCAACTGGACGATAAAGGTAAACAGAAACCTGGCGATTTCTGATCACTTCTCACCACCTAAAACGGAAAGCGGCATAAGGACAATTAACCTCACCCAGCCAGCTATAGAGGCACTGAAAAGTCAGATGCAATTTACCCGCATGAAAGAGCAGCACGAAATTGTTGTTCATCTGAGGGAGTACGGTAAACAAAGAACTGACATATGTACCTTTGTTTTCAATCCGAATGTCTCGGCGCGTTACCCATCCAAAAGCATTTGCTATATACCAGGGTCGATAGCCTCTTCATGGAATCACCTGTTGAAAAGAGCAGGCATCAGGCACAGGAAAGCTTATGAATCTCGTCATACATTCGCTTGCTGGGCATTAAGTGCCGGGGCGAACCCGAGTTTCATTGCAAACCAGATGGGACACACTAATGCTCAGATGGTTTTCAACGTCTATGGAAAATGGATGTCGGAACAAAACGGAGACCAGGTAGCTCTGCTGAACACAAATTTTGACTTCAATGCCCCACAGATGCCCCACAATAAAGTGGCCATAATATAA